TTTTTAGCTACAATTTCTTTAAGTTCAACTTCTGTTTTATCAGCGTTCTTTGGATTTTTAAGTTCAGTATAATATCCTTGAAGAAAAGACTCACCATATACATTGTCAAGATTTTTTGGATCTTTATAATCGTATCCTTTAGTTTCAAGTTCAACTACGTCTTTATCTGTTTTCTTAAGTTCAGCTTTAACATCTTCTTCAACCATATTACTATTGAATATTTTAAACCAATCTGGATTTGAGTTGATTGGTTTGGTTGTTTGTAAACCTAAGAAATGCTCGTTTACTATGTTCTTGTTTTTAAGAATTTGAACGGCATCTTTATATGTAGTAGTTTGAGTGATAAGATTACGATGTGATCTTTTAACCTCAGTTAAGAAGTCTTTCTTTAACATCTTACCATCGTTTACTAATCTAAATTTATCTTGAGTTGATTTCATGATTTGTGTTTTGTTATAAATATATATTCTTTAGTTGTTATTTTGATTTTTCTTTTTTATTTTAAAAGCATATGGTGTTTGGTATGCTCCGGCACCTGCAGATGTAGATGTTTCTTCCATACTTCCCCTACCTTTTATTTTTACATATTCATCGCTGTAATTGTTTCTAAGGTGAGTTCTGTATTTGTTGAATGCATCTCTAACTAAGTCTTTGATGCGTTTGATTTGTTTATCACCCATCAATTCTTCCTTACTTGCAATTGAGGACATTGAATCTTTAGCATCTTCTAAATCGTCATATGCTTTTTTAAAATTAGGGGTATATTTGACAGTTGAAGATAGGGAACGTGTTTTAGGATCATATACTTGATCGGTAAATGATACTTCATCTTCTTCCTTTACTTCCCCTTTTTTAAGTAATTTATCGATATCAGCTTGAACTTGAGCCGCTTTATCTTTTAAACCTTTATTGTAAAAATCATTTCTAACATTCATTAAATGTTCGATATAATCTTTTTCTTGGTCTTCTTTGAGAAGTGGGTTATCTTGAATGTATTTTTTGTAGTCGAATGACATTAATTCACTTTATTTAACTCACCTATTAATTCATAATAATGCAACAAATCAACTAAATCGTCGTTCTTGATCTTGTGTCGTTTATCTTTTTCTTTAAGATATTTTTTTACCTCTTGGAGTTTGATCTTGATAGGTTCGCTTTTTACTGTTTTAGTGTGGTTATCGATTCTTATTTTTGCTTCTTGTATTTTTGAATTGTAAAATTCTTTTAGTTTAGAAGTTGAATCGATTGATTCGATGAAGTTTTTAAGTATTGATTTTTGATCTATATTAAAATTCGTATATTTGGAATTAAATTTTTCCAATAACGTTCTGTATGTTAATATTCTTAAGTCTTTATCGTATTTTTTAAATTCCTCTATTACTGATTGTTTAACAACACCTTTATCTTGAGGTTGTGTAGTTAAATACTCTAGTAAAGTAATTTTATTATCTACTAATTGACGGGGATTGATTATTTCTTTGGAATTGTATAATTCCATTAAAATATAAAGTGAAGCTAATTGCTTGTAGTTGTTTATTTTTGTCTTGAATAAATCATCTACATTATAATGCTCCTTTATTTCTTTAATTAGGTTATATTTTTCCTTTCTTAAAGCAGAGCGTTTAAGTTTTTTAGATGATACTAAAACGGACTCAATTACAACGTTAGCTTTGCTTTCGCTAATTGTTTGGTTTTTGATTACAGTGTCAAATAATTTGTATTCCTTACCTAATTCAGTATTTACAAAATATTTCTTTAGTAAGACGGATGCCTGAGATTCCTTCCCTGACATAGTGTCTGATGTAATTTGCCTTACTAGTAATTCAAATAAAATTCCCGTGTTTTTGAATTTTGAATGTTTTACTTGCATTAATTAGTAGTTTTCTTATAAATATATAAAAGTGTATTATTCTTTGATCTGTGATTCATCTAATAATTTTTCCTTTTTCTTGTCGTCCTCAAAAACTAATTTTTTCTCGGTACGTTTTACAAAAGGAATATTTTTTAGCATGTTTTTATGTTTAAGAAATTCGGTATTATTACCCTCAGATACGTCATCTTTGCCCTTCATTCCGTCTCTACCTAGTCTATCTTTACCAAAAGCATCATCTTGGGTATTAATTTTAGATGCCTTTTCTTGGGGACGTCCTTTTTTAAGGTCGGCAGCATATTCATCAGGTTTAGGTACATTTTCACTATTGGATTGATATCTACCTTTACCATATAAATTAGCTAAATCATGGGGTGTACCATAAGATTTACCACTCTCAACTGGGTCATTTCCCTCTGCTTCTATTTGGGTATTTCTAAAGGAACGTTTAGCGTCTTCTCTAATTAAATCTCTATATTCATCAAATTGATCTTCACTGAAATGGAAAATGTTATCATAAATCCAATCTGAAGGAATTAATTTTTGTTCTAGCATTTGGTTAGCTAGCTCAACTTTTTCCTTCATCAACATCACTTTTTCCTGTTCAAATATAATTGAAGGAGTGGTTAAGTTCAATTCAAAATTTGCTAAATTTTCGCTTGTATAACCTTGAGTGTATAAGTGTACTAATGCAATTTTATATAATTCAGAAACTACTATTCTTTGTATTCTTTCTACTGTACGAGCAAAACGGATATCTTCCGCAGCTAATGTTGCTTTACCTTCAACATCAGCATCGTATCCGAAGAATGCTTTAGGTACTTTAAGTGCAGCCATCATCTTGTCTCTCAAATACTCTACATCAACAATACCATCGTATGTTAAACCTGGGGTAGTTTCTATTTTGGTTGATGTATCATTTCCACGAATTGGGATATAAAAATCCTCCATCATGTTTTGCATGTTGAATTTTAAATTATAGTCTCCTGTATTTTCATCAACATACGGAGTACGTTTCATCGTACTAATTGTTTTTTGAATGAAGTTGTCTACTTCATTTGGTGGAATTGCTCCTACGTTAATATAGAAGATTCGTTTTTCCGGTGCTCTACAAATCCTATGAACTAACATAGCATCTTCCATTAGTGTCATTTGTTTAAATGATTTTCTAGCTGGTTCAATGTATGAACGACCGTATGGGAGATAATTTGCATCTGCAAGTAATCTAAAGTGTGCAACTTCATAATTGTCAAATACAAGAGAACCATCAGTGTTGTTTGAGTTATATGAAGCGTATGAATTAGCTCCTGCTCCTGTTAAACCATCTGGATCGTATCTAAATTTTATATCGTATGGATTTTCAGGGTCAGCTCCTTCTTCTCTAACCATACTAAATGCAGAATAAGGTATTACATTATAAACACCAAATTTTTCGGCTACTTCAAGTTTTAAGAAAAAATCACCATATTTACACATTTGTCTAATCCAAGCATGTAAATTAAATTCTATGTTTAAAATATCATAGAATAGATTGTGTAATATTTTTTGTATGTTTTCATCTGGGCTTTTGATAGTTAATACTTCCCCCATATCATCCTTTAGAGTACTTTCGTCTGCTATAATATCTAATGTTGATGCTATAATAGAATCAGTATCCATTGCCTCATAATCTTGGTAGAGTTGAGTACGTAGAGTTTGATAATTTAAAGAAGGATTGAAAATTGGGTTTTGATTAGTCGTATGTAGACGTGTAAATCTATCAATCAATGAATTAGTTTCTACCTCACCTGATTGTTGAATTGAATTAACATCTAAGACTTTAAGTTGGTTACCACCAACATTTCTAATGATAACATCAGAAGAAAATAATCTCTTTAATCTTGAAAAAATATTTTTATCAGCCATATATCAATACATATTATAGGAGCCAGCTTATATCCTCTTTCCCACCTTTGCCATTGTCAATGTGGTAAGGATTATCAACTCCTTTTGAAAAATAGGCACCCTTTACTTGTGTTTTGGTTGCCTTAAAACTATTTAAAATTGCTCTCGTTTTTTCTATTCCTTGTTCTTTAAAACGTAGAGCAGTATCTCTAATGTACATTGCTATCCCAAATGACATTATTAAATCATCGTTGTACCCTGATTGTGCTTGTGCTTTACCGTGTTTCCAAACAAATACTTTCATTTCTTCAAGTAGACGTTTAGATTGTATTATAACACTTTGGTCGCTTACATACTCTCCAAATTTACCTATTATCATAGGTCGGGTTTTGGTTGACATTGTAAAACCAGGGACCATTTTATTTTTATCTTGATACTTATCGAAGTATGATTCAGCATTTAAAGAGTCTGATTTGGGAGAGTAGTACATATTTTGGTAGCCTCTATCAAGTACTGTTTGGATGGTTGACCAACCAATATTGGCGTTTTCTATCACAAGCAAGGCTTCGTTATATTCGTTTGCTATCCCTACCAGCAGATGTCCAAACTCTTTTGTTCCTATTTGTCCTTTATATTCAGCTACTTGTGTATTTGATTCTATATCTATTACGTGAAATGCTGAATAGTCTTTGCCGTCTCCTCTAGCTACATCAGCTACAACCATATAAAGTCTAGAGTAGTCAGCGGATTCCCAAACCCATAAATTTTTATCTACACCTCTTCTTTCAAGTGGTTCTTGAATATAAGTTTGTTCGTAAAATTCAAGATATTCATTGTAAAAGACAGTATCACCTGAAGTGTTAAAGTCACAATCGCATTCTTGAGATGCCATTCTAGGGTCGCCCAATAGTTCATCTTGTCTATCTCTCCATTTTTGGTCACGTTCAGGGTGAACATCCCAAGGTAATCTGATAGGTAGAAAATCATTTTCACCGGCTTGTGCTTTTACCCAAGTTTGATGGAACCAATTTCCAGTTCCATAAGGTGTACTTAATACAATGGCACCACCACCAGTTGCTAACGTTTGTTGGGCAGAAGCCCAAATTTCTGCAATTTGATCGATAAAAGCAGCCTCATCTATTATTAGTAATGATACGGCTTCAGATCTACCTGCATCGGAGGCAGCTGAAGATGCTTTGATTTGGGATCCATTTTCTAATCTAATGGATAATCTATTGTTTTCTCTTGTTCCAACTTTAAGCCAGGAAGGTAAATTTTCATACATGAAACGTACCTTTGTGACTAGATTTTTTGCTGTTTCTTGCTTTGTGGCAATACAAAGTATATTTTTATCTTGATGAAACAACATCATCCACAATGAATAACCGGCACATAAAGTGGAAATACCTAACTGTCTGGATTTATTTATTATGTTGTAGGAGTTGTCATTAAATACACTTAATACCCTTTGTTGAAATGGGTATAGTTGGAAATGTACTCTACCTCTTTGTGGGTGTTGGATTTGGCAGTACTTGCTCATGAAATGAGCAGGATCTTGAGCACATTTTAAATATTCAACCTTTATTATTTGCTTTATGTCCTTTTGTTGGGTCATCTTGTTAATAAAGTCAATACAGTCAAAGCGGCAGAAGCGATTCCAATTAAGTTTCTTTGGAATTTAGCTTTCCTTTGTTTTTTCTCCACCAATTCTATTTGATCTTCTTTTAAGTTTATAGATTGTTTAAGAGATTCTATCGTATTAATATACTCACTTTCTTTGAGGGAACTACTGTTTATAATACTATCTTTGTAGAGTAATTTTAAATGCATAAGATCTACTTCATCTTCTAGTATTAAATTTTCATCTACTAGATAATCTCTCTCCTCTATTTCGATTATGGCTTGCCTAGCCCACTTGACAGGTAAACATATAACTGAATCATTGATAGCGTTCTGCGAAATACTGGTATATGTCGTGAGAAGTGTAATCGTTAATATTGTTAATATTCTCTTCATATTCTTTAGCTATTTTGTCTAATTCTTTTTGGTTTTTGGATATTTTATTATCTATACCTTCAATTGATTTTTGGTATTTCTCTATCTTTTCGTTGTATTTTCCTATTACCTCTTGGTTATTATTGATGACTTGGATTAGGGAGTCTATTTTTTTATTGGTAACATACTCTTGAACAGCAATATCTTTATCTTTTTTTCCTGTTCCAAAGAATGATATTACATTTAAGTTGATTAGTATTATGACACCTATAACAACAATTAATACTATAACTAGATTTGGTGGAATTTTAAATTCCATATCGTTTTATTTTAAAATATATTTTTTGATTTTTTTAAATCATTATAAGCCTTTATAATAGGCTGTTTTGATAATAGATAATTTAAAGCTTCTTTATCACCACCTTTTGATTTTTTAATAGAATCTTTTATTTTAGATTCAATTTCTTTATAATTTTTAATTATATCACCTTCTTTTTTATCTTTTTTAGTTGGTTTTTTTCCACCTTTAGTTGCTGCTTTATGGGCTTTTTCATCATCATCAATACCATCAACATCTTCCTTAGTTAAATTGACGTCAACTCCTTTCTTAGCTAATTTTTCAGCTTCCATAGAATCATCAGTTGTTACAGTACCTTCTTCTTCAAGTAAAGCTAAAAATTCTTCACGTATTACAGTTGCTAATTCAGATTTTCTCATATCTAGTTTTATTTATAAATATCAAAGAAGCTTCCACTATGTAAGGATATATCGTTCTCTATTGTATCTATAACTGCTTTAACTCTTTCCTCAGTAGAACCTTCAATTGTAGTCAAACTACGAATATTTTTATTATATTTAACTAGTAAAGATTTAATTGATCTATCAATTTGATCTCTATATTCTGAATTTGTTTCCCTAATACCATTATTTTCAATCTCTACACCATTAGGAGAAACATAAAAAATATAATCATATTCTGTTAGAAATAAACTAGCATATTCTTCAAACATTTCAGCTTTAATCAAAGAAATTGTTTTAGCATTATTTGTAAAAGCCATAACATCTAATACTGTTCTATCTGTTACAACATTATCTAAAATTAGTTCGCTTGTTCTTTCAGCTAAAAATATTGTTTGTCCTTTCAATGTAGAATCAGTATTCAACGGAATACCTAATGAACTTAAATATTTAGAACGTTCAGTCCTAAACTCATAATTCCTAAAAAATCCTGTTTCTTTTAAAGAATTAACCAATGTTGTTTTACCAACTGACATTGTACCACAAAAACCTATTTTCATAACTTTAATTTAGTATAAATATACGAAAGGATATTGGCTTCTCCAAATTAATGACGGGTAGTTCCAAGTTTAGATTGCATTGATGGGTTTTTATACCAAGGCAATCCTTCTCTATCTTGAACAATAGAATTAAATTTATCCGCTGTATATTCAAGTCCAAATAGGAAATATTCTTTTTTTCCATTTGGGTGGATTACAGCGGGACCATCATGGTTGTGCAATTTATTGTTTAAATAAAATACTACTGTACCATCCGGTTTTCTTAATTTTTTTGTTTCTGCTAATTTTTCCTTTGTCATTTCCATATTTTAATAAATTAATGATTCTGCAACATAAATTCCTTGTGCACCCGATACTGTAATGCCTCGTGCACTTAAGGCATCTCCTACAAAATGAACATCTTCAAAGTCAACCAATGATAAATCATTATAGTCAACTAGGGGTTCAGGTGATAGATATTTTACTTCTGGTAAGTACATACCCCAATCATCTTCCATATCAGGGAATACTTTTTTCATATCTTTAATAAAGTTTAAAACATACTCAGCATATTTACCTAATGCTCCTCTAAAAGGGGCAATTGAATGTATTACCTCAACTTCCATTTCTTTACCTTCTGATGTGGTTGATGGTGGTCTTTGTGAAGGAGAATAAAATAATCCTTTACCATTCCACTGCATTTCTTTTACTTTTTGTCTCGACCAACCAAATGGATCATCTATACCTCGAATTTCCATTAGTATACCAAAATTTGTTAAGTTGTTGATGTATTTTGGATCTTTTTTAGCATGACCATTGTATGAAATATCTCCATAGGTATGTTCAGC